CGTCAATCTCAATCTCGCATCCATCAATAGGAAACGATTCCTGTGCCACACGGGCAACCGTGCCTGATTTAGGAATGGTCACACGCGTACCGTTTTCGAGTTCGATATCGATATCGTGTGGGGTTAAGTTAATAAAGTTCATTCAATTCTCCTTTACGTACATGTTCAGTATGCTTCAAGTACAAAAGACGCGTGAGTAGTTCGAGGCGGTCGAGTAACGTATCTAGGCGCGCACCAGCAGCTAAACTGACGTCATCTGTACCCAGTTCCGCTTCGATTTTTTCCTTGATCTCACCAAACTCATTCTCTAACTGAGCCATAACAGCTCCCTTCGTTTGTACTGGGTGTGCAAGAGACCAGCTCTTGAATCGTAATGTTTACATTGTGTTGCAGGACACACCCAAATAAAGACTCTATTGCCAGTCGTAGCGTTCCTTCATAATTGCGGCCAGCATCACGGACTCTGAAGTGAACGACTCGAGCGAATTTGATAACACAATCGACAACAGCATTGGCGAAAATCCACTGATCATGGTCGTACCACTCTCGTCAAATTGTACTGCCTTATCGAGACTCCGTGTTGCGGCGTTGCTCAGATTCCAGAACACCACGTTTGGTAGTGCATAGCCAGCTTGAGCGTACATAGCACGGAGCACGTCTATTGCGCGAGCATTTGACGACACGTACGTTGCTTGATCAAACTGCATGTCCGACAGAATCAGCAACGTCTGAGGCATTTCCTCGGCAGGAACTTGACTAGTCGTCGCGACTTCCAAGATACGTGCAAATGCCTTCTCAATATTAGTTGACCCGTGCCACTGAGCATGGACTAACTGCATATACTTGCTGACAATGTTCCCTTGGAGCAATTGCAGTTGCGGTTCACTCGTGAACGTCATAAACATGTCCTTGAACGCACCCTGATTTTTATCTGAGAGATAAAGACCAAGTGAAACTGCAACATCAAGTGCGGTCAGATTCCCTGCACCAAGTGTGTGTGAATCCATTGAGCCTGATACGTCGACCAGTGGAAGCACACGCGCATCGCCAACATAGTTGGGAAGTGCTTCCCATTGCGCGGTGATGAAGTTCAGCTCAGCTTGCGACAGCGGAGATGAATTGTACTTATTCTCCGAAAGTGAGCGTACGACATCATGTGGAAACACAGCTGATGCGTTTACTTTAACGCCCTCTTCTTTGTTCTGCAGGGCTTGTACGTATGCGGAGAATTTCTCCTGCGCGTTACGATAGAATGCCTTGCGGTACCGCGCTGCGGCAACCGATGGTACGTGTGAAAACTCAATGTTGTCCCATTGCTTGGCGCACATTTTTGTCTCCACTACGTTGGTCAACGATACCAGCAGCTTGCGGTACGCTTTTGGCCCCAGCTTGAGAAAAGAGCGAAGTTCTTCTGCCTCAGTGCCTTTGCGTGGCATCCACTTTGCGCACAAACGATCTTTCTGTTGAAGACCATTGGCGATCATGGTAAACGCAAACTTCTTGCAGATATCCGTGCGGAATACCAACAAGTCGTCCCAGCGACCGAGTTCAGGCACACGCTGCGCGAGTGCAATTGCCTTGTATGGATCGATTGTTTCGAGAAGGCGCAGGATCTTGCGGAAGAATTCCCGCTCTCCTGCCCCACCACGAATGTCACGACCCCACAACGCAATACGCATTGCGTAGTCAGCGTTTTCCTCCAAAGCAGCAACAAAGGCTGCAGTGATGTCAGCATTACGATATTCCCCAACACTTGAGAACAAGTCGACGCAGCGCTTGCCACTCGAAATGTAGGTAGCCATACCGTTTTCCGTCCGAGTCATTTGACTCTTAACTGCCTGTGCAAAAGTCATACTTCGCTCCTTTCAGGTTAACCCTTTTTCATGCTGTGTGTAACCTTGGTCTGGATGAGTTCGAGGTATCACCCTCGAATGTTTGAAATAGTTGAGTTGAGTTGCGGTACTCATCCAAGTGAATCCATATTAAGTTGTCTGACTACCGTTAGTGTGTACTTGCAACAGTAATTGAAGAAGTGCTGCAGGTAGTCGATACTGGATGCGCGTTATGAAACCCTTATTCATGTTGTTGTTGATGTGCTGTACGCATCCATCTGTATAATAACCGAAGTCAACCTACTTGTCAAGGGAATTTTCGTCCGAAACGTGCAAATTCCCATACCCCTTGGCCAAATCGGCAATAACCTGCAGAACAAACTCGCGAGTGCCGATTACTTCGGTAACTTTTTCACCGTTCTCGTTAAGAATAGTAATCGTCTCGATTTTGTCCTTATTCCAATCAATCTGACGCTTCTTATTTGTATCGTTCCGCAAAGGTAACAAGAGCTTCTCCTATTCTACGAATAAATTCGAGCGCAACCGATCTAGGTCGACGTCTCCACGAGATGTGTGAGTTCCATACACGCACTTCATACGAAAGGCAGCTATACGCCGCATGCCATGCATCTATCTTTGTACTAAACGAGTGAGTCGCCTCAAGAAGCGGCGGAAATGCTTCTGACTCTGGCCCAAACGTTACATACCACCAGTATTGGCCGGTATTAACGTCGCGAATTACTTCAATAACAAACGGGGTACCGTGAATAGCCGATCTCTCACAATTACTGATCATACATACTGTTCTCCTCTGATGCAATTCGCACCATGCACGCAATCGCGTCTTTCCGCGTCGCTGCGAATGCAACTACCTGACTAAACAATAAACCGCGTTGTACTACTTCCCATCGGTTCTTGCTCATCCGTACAAAATAGCGCATAAATTCCCCCAAAGAAATAAAAAAAGAAACCCAGTGCCTAGTATAGACGACTGGGTTTCTTTTGTCAACTACCAAAACCGATCAAGCTGTTGGGTGTACATTTCAAACTCATTTCCAGTTGAAATACGCTCCCAATACAGAGGGTCAAAAGAATCAATGTAGATTTGCCAAACCATTATATTACCGGCCGTCATAGTAAAACCCAGACTACCGTGATGCCGTTCTATCCCCCGTAGTAACGCCTGAAGTGCGGTCATGTTCCAGCGGGATATGTCAATTTTTAGAGTAACTAGTGTCTTTTTAACGATTGAACGGGGTTGCGTAAGTTTCATTGTGCGGTAGTCCTCCCCATTTTTGTACGTAATATTCCATATTCTTCCGAAAGTTATGATGATGGATTGCTTTCTGCTCCGGGTTATACTTACCGAGTGTAGCAGACCCGGCGTGAAAAAAAGAAGGACCCTCTAAACTATGCGGCAAAAATCCTTGTAACTTCATTCGCATAGCATAGTCGTTATCTTCGAAATATGCTGGCCAAAACTGCTCATCGAACTCACCAACAACGTCGTAGATCATCCGCTGCATCCCAAAAAGGGAAAATGCATTGTGCCCTGCGTCGCTAAAGCACACGAAAGGATGCGTATGTAATGCTTCAATAACACGCGCCAACGACCCGGGATCAAGAATAATGTCGTCGTTCGCGATAATCACTGCGTGGCATCCCTCAGCAAACGCTGTTTTACAGAGACGATTCCATCCCGGAGCAACACCTTCGTTTTTAGTTGAATCAGAGATAATCATGTTGTGCTTGTCTGCGACAGTAGTCATAATATCCCAGAGAGATTGCTGACTGCCGTGATACTCAAGCTCATGCGAATTATTGACATGCAGGTGTACTGCGTCAACAAGATCAAAGTTAACACTTGGTAAGTGCTTGTCAATAACCCACTCAAATTGATTTAGCGTAATAATGCCGTATCGTACCTTCATACACACCCCTTTCTTAATTTTTCCAAACCGCTCGTCCTTTTTGGACGGTCAGCCATTTTGACCAACACGGACGAGATGCTGACCAGTGCTGCCATCCATATCCATTGTCCCAAAGATAGATAAACGTTTGATACTGTACATACGGGTCGGCAACGTCCGCCGCGGGGTACCGTAGAAATAATGCGTCACTAGTAATGCCAATACGCTTTGCTACTGGACGCATCACCCACCGGTCTTGACTATTCCAGACCCAGTAATTATTGAACTGAAAAGCCCCTCCATCAATGGTACCATCAACGTTTACATTAATTGCGGCCCAATTAAGCGACCCTAGTGTTATTGTATTACCGGATTCGCAGGCGGCTATTGCCTGTGCTTCGGGAGATATTTCTTCTACCCAGCATATTCCGGAAACACACCAGCTTATCACAATACTCGCAATAAAACTACTCACGTTCTTTTGCCTTTCTACGCGTCTTTCTAACGATGATAGACGGGTGTAATAACTTGGCAGCAGTACCATCGGCATTCAGTACCTCTGCGTGCTCTGTGTAAGTTTCAACCTCGACAAGACTTCCGTCGGTTCGTTTCGCCAACCATCGCTTGTAAAAAGGATTTTCCATAGGTCCTCCTTCATATAGACTCGTCTCAGAGTAACATATTTTCGACAAAAAGTAAAATAAAAAAAGTGACCTTTAGAAGTACCTAAAGGTCACTTTTAAAAATTATTCTATTTCTCGTACATTTACTTCTATTGACTTTTGAGTACTAGGATCTAAAATTTCAGTTGCAGTCTGTCGGTCAATTGTGGTTAAGTAAGGTATAATCTGATCCTTAATAATACTCACTAGCGCGGCTTGCGGGTTGAGTGCTTCTTCAAAAGCCATCATCTTAAGAATTGACCTGTATACAACCTGCGAAGTTGTAAATATAACTGTCAGGGACTCAAGCATTAAAGCCCCATCAAATGGACCACTGCCCATTTTAAGAATAGGGATAACACTCGAAGCTAGTACAGAAATACCAAACGCAATCATAAACTTTTGTGATGCTGACCAATGAACCTGCTTTAAAACAGAAACAGCAAATGGTATCATCACCCCCGTAATTAATTGAAAAAGTAGCTCCATTGTTTTTTCGTCCATGTTAGACTCCTTTTTGTTTATTTAGTTGTGTAATCAGACTCTCGACTTGTTTTTCGAGATGCTGAATACGATCCAACATTGCTAACTTCTCGTTCTCAATTGAGACTATCTTTTGCTCGAGAGTTAGTTGTTTTTCACGTTCCTGAAGATTTAAATTTAATAGATCCTCGTTTTTCTTTCGTAACACTTGATTATCCTCCTCGAGTGTCTCGATACGTGAAAGTAAACTTTGCTGAAATTTATCAGCAGCATTCTGTGAACTTTTTTTAAAAGAAAACCAAGCAACAACTAGAGTAGCGACAGAACTTATTGCCGCATATAAAGTGGTCTCATTCACACTTCACCTCCAAGGGAAAGTAGCGAAGAGTGAACATACCCAAACCAATTACAGTAATACCATAAATTCGAGTTATTATAAATATCACCTTCTACAGGTATTGAATTAACAACTACTTCCAAATTTTTTGGATACACCTGAATTATATTTGTTGAAGTTATTTGAGGAAACTGCCGCACATTGGCATTTGCAACAAGATTTGCATACCTGTGAGATTTTCGGTAATCACGTCTCCAAGAGGTAAACTGTAAGTCGGTAACTCCAGATGGGTCTATTTTTCTACCTCTCGGAACTGCAATGAGGCGATGCGTTACAATATCTAAATTAGCGTACACTCGACTCAATGCAGTAAGCGCTCCCCACATTTTACCCGTCCAGTAAATCTCAGCAGGTGAGAAATGTACTTCGACGCCAATAGCATAAAGATTACTATACTGTTCTTTTGCGACTTCTCCTGCGTGCCATGCAACATATTCTGCTGGGTCAAGGATTTGCTGAATTATACCAGTTTTAGAAATTATATAATGCGCCGATACATTCTTAGAATTTGCAAGGAACTTGACCTCGTTTTCAAATTTAGTACCTGCTTTTCCGTTTGTTGTGTGTACCACTAAAGATTGATAGGGTTGATTTGTTTTACGTAAACTATACCCCTGACCCGGCGGGAGAAGGAGATTCTTCTGGTAGTCCGGGTTGACTTGTATTAGACTCATTTGACACCTCGAATTGAATTTTAGCCTGCTCCTCTTCGTAGGTTGATCCATACAGTTGAGCAATTGTATCTTTCGATATAGATCCTATTTGCTGCGCTTGAATTGCAAATTGAGTAAGTGCGGTCATGTCTTGAAACTGAATCGGTGAGAAATAAGGTTCAGGCCATTCGGAGAAGCCATTGCGGGCGGCAATATCTTCGTATAACCACTGAACCCATTGCAGAACACGCTCACGAAGCTCTGTTAACGTTGCTGTTGGTCCTAGGGATGCAATTCTACTATCCGACGAATTACTTCGAAGAGATTCACCCACGGTAAGAATCCGCGGGAATCCGAGTGCAAGAAAGATATCAGCGTTTGGTTCTGCATATTTACCCTCATTTAGTAACGCATCGAGTGGTGGTAATACCCACTTGATCTCCACTGTGTGATTTGTAAACAAGTTAAATACACGATCTCCAGATGCCGCAGCATCTGTAATGGCTCGCTGCGTTGCTTCTATATCGTCCTGCGTTGCTGGGAACTGATCGCTACCTATCTTAATCTGTCGGAGTAATTCAATAGAACGCGACACAATTGTCTGGTCCATAAGTTTTAAGTACTCTTTATGCTGCATCGCACGCAATGCGTTTTGAAGAAACGGTAATGGGTAATCGTTGTACGAAACAATATCGGCAAACAACGGTTTTTCTTCAATAGGGAAAAGTCGCTGACCTGCAAGTACCGCTTTAACATATGCCGGGCTTGTGCGCTGTAGTTCTTTAAAAGCGGCCGAATCATCCGTACCATCACTACGCTTACCTTTAGAAGTGATGAATGTAGCTTCTTCGGGTGGAATTTCAATGTAAACTGCTCGCTCAAAACCATTTGGTCTTTTACGTAGCTTAATGTTTGCGGGATTTCGTACCCACATGCTGTCTGGTATTTCGACGCGCTTACGACCGAGTGAAGGGTCTAACCTATTCAGCATAATTTGTTTGTACGTGATACCGGGTACGGCCATACCGTGAATAAAATACTCAGTAGCCATATGTTTTAAAAAGGGTTGTAGTTTTCGAGCAACCGCATCATAAAACTTTAAAACGGTTTGATCTTGATCTGTTTTACGATTTCGCAAACGTGTTATTGCAAGGTTGACCATACGATTTATCACGGTCCGCGCAATTGTGTCTCTCTCGTAAAAGTGACGACAGTACACGATAAGATCGTGATATTTATACTTCCGTGAATTATCAAAAGGAACCTGCGCCGGGTCATAGTACCCAACTGTATTCAAGTTGTACATGAATATAGGATTAGGTGTAAAGCTTGAGACCGCCTTAGTTAAGTTAGACATAAATTACCTCACTGTGTTAGCAGTCACTGCGCGGGCTAATCCGGTTCGTGTGACTACTTCAATTTGCTCGCGTAATGCGGCGATAAAACAAAGATAGCTAGCGTAGATATGATCGTCTGTACTTTCGCCGTGCCCTCTTGGAGAGACGACGAAGTAATGAACGTGGCCGCTTGTTCTACGCTGCCTTGCTACCCTCTCCAGCTGAGAGACCCCCTCTGCATCAACTTCGGAAAAGGCAATCGTTTGACGTTGTATGTGCTTAACCAACTCGCTTGTAGCCCACGCCTTAAATGACTCAGAGATTTGCGTTCCGTCCTGAATAGTACCGACCGCAATCTTTTCATTAAACTGAACGGGAATGATTCTTTTGTTATACATCCCAGACGCGTATTCTGGTCGAGATATTAAACTCTGAACAATACCAGCACCACCGCCACCGGCACCGACATCAATCGCAATCTTGTTTACCCCGTAACCGCGAGCTAGATAGTCAATAATTTTTTCTTGCTCAGGATAGTCAATACGCTGTACTTTGTAACGTACGTAGCATCGCCAAGTATCGTCTACCTTTGCAAAGACTTGAATTATGGTAGGATCAGAAAATCCAGTGTCGATAGCAAACACAATACCGTCATTTTTCGGTAATAAAGTAATAGGAAGTGATTCTGAGATAGACTTACCGCTGTCTTTCTCGCGCTGAGTATACTGATAAGAGAAAAAATCATATGGTTGAATTTTCATCTGGTCTCGCGAGATTACTTGAAAACTTGGCGATCCATGCTTACCTAAAATGAGCTGTTGAAATATATCCTCATTTTCCCCACCGTATCGACGAATGGCATCGTCCCAATCCTCTTTTGTAAAATACGGATTATTTGGAGCAGGGATACGATATTTTTTAAATTTAGGCGTTTTTACATCAAGCACATATAGCGCGGTGTTTCTCATGCCATTGGGCACTCCACAGTATACTTCCTGAACTTTAGGCTCCCATGTGTTAATCGTCGGCTGCAGCTGATAGAATGCGGTCATCGGAAACAATTGAAACTCGTCACCGGTCACTTTAGGAATGTGAAGACCTACAAGATTATTTGCTTCTTTACTGCCTGCGATACGCGCATAAAGGCGGTGCTTCCTTGTTCCCATTTGAAAATCTAAAGTACCTTTTGCTCGATTGATATTGTTATTTAAGAAATCTTTCAATAAGGGACTTGTAGTAAACTTTAGAATTACCCGGTCTAGTATTGGCGTAAGCTGATTGGTATTAGGCGTTACTAAAAGTTGTTCGGGAGTTTTTGGAAACTCAATCGTTGAGTTAACTATTTGATAAGTTAGCAAGTCCTCAAGAATAACCGAGTTGTGGACAATTACATTTTCTGAGATATAAGTTTCATCTTGATACACATGAACTGAGTATGTCTGCGCTCGACCACCTTTGATTTTAGCCGTTACTCGATCCCACTCAATTGTTGATGCAGGTGGAGCAGTCTCTTTAGTAAGCGATACACTTACTCCGGGTAATTTAAATTCCTGCCAAAACCGCAAAGCGTTTACGCGATCAAGTGTTTCTACTTCCCAAGCTGAGTCGTCTATCTGAAAAATATGACGTTCTGTAGAATGGTCAGTCAACTTCTTGCTAGTACTTCGAATACCAAAGTACAAAAGAAGCTCTTGCCAATCACGAACATATTGTTCGTTTAGTAAGCGAATCTTTACAGTTTCCAATGATAGAACACCGTATTGTGCGTAAGCAGCTTCTAAAAACGCTCTAATGTTTTCCACGCGCTGTGTTTTCAGCCAGTCAAGTCTAAAAACCTGCCGTGCGTCCTTGGCCATTAAATTTAACTCAATTTTTAATTGATTCATGTAGTGACGCACTCCACCAGCTTTGATTCTCTCTAGGAATACCGCGCCGTTTTCTTCTTTGCGATACGTCAAGTAGAGATGATGTGCGATATCCTGCAATTCAGCATCAATTTTTTTAAATCGTGGTTTTATTCCTACTGATGCTTTGTGGTACACCGATCCCGACGCGAGATATCCAAGAGCGCGTAACTCATGCCATGAAAGCGTGTCGTAAATACAATGATCAGTAGGTAACTTCCCCACTGCTGCAACTAAATCCCCTATAACTAAATCCCCCATAAGAATAAAACCTTTTGGAGTGAGTATTGGGTGTAAGTCTGTTGCCTTCACTTGCTGACCGCTGGATGTGTAAATAGTCCATATAGGCTTCCAACGATCTTTACGTAAAAAACCTCTTCGCTGAGTAAACACACCAGAAGGAGAATAACCATAAGTGATAAATGATTTTCGTTTTAACAGTTGAGTAATTGTTTCATACCCACGATCTGTAAATATGCGTGCTGATGCGGGTTGACACTTACCAATAGCGCGACCGCCAGTTACAACGATATGAGCAGACTGATCACTCAGAATCTCTCGTTGATACGGCCGAAAGAAAAATTCCTCAACTGGCCAATTTTCTTTATTCATGTCAGCTGTGTTTGTCGATCGCAAAAATTCATTTAACCAGATAGGATCTTCTATAACTTCTAACAAAGCAAAGTCACTATCCTCTAGTTTTGCTTTAAGCATCCTCACTCTCCTGACTAAGATCATCTGATAGAACTAGGTCATCATCGTTGTCACCAGCAGTAGAACCCGATTTTTTAGAGTTTACTACTGTGTAACGATGTTTTTTACGCCAATTTGAGTCGGCGATGTCAAAGAAGATATCCTTCTCCTCGCGCTCCGCGCTCACTGCTTTGTTGCATTGATTGCAATTAACTTTAAGAGTAAATCGTGAGTGGTCATGCATAATGGAAAATCGAGCAAGTAGTATTTTGCATTCAGGGCAATAAAGTCTCACTAAGCGACGCTCAAGGAAATCCTGAGCGGCCGCTTTTAGGTTAACTATGTACTCAGCGATTGACTCTGACTTGTCACTAGTACGTGTCTTACGGTCGAGAGCTAGCGCCCGCTCCAATTGGAGGTTTCGCTCAATAATATCTTTTAAAGAAGATCCTAGTCGCTGAATCATATCTATGTTATCAACGGGGTCATCCGCGGTAAGTTCTTGAAGTTTTGCCTGAATAGTTTCCACAATAACCTGATTATTAATTAGCATCTCAAGATTTGCTCGATCATTCGGCGACGAAAGCGTGGCTAAGTCATATTTGTCCGAATAGTCTTTTAATATCTCAGTAAACCTACGATTTTTAGCCATTATTTCCCCTTCTGGTAGAAGATAGAGCACAAAACTGTACTCTATCTTCTACCAATGTCCTTATTAAATTGTCATTACCGAATTGGACAGGCTCCGCCTTCACAGTCACTGCCGAGATCATCGTCTACCTCAATATTTTCAAATTGAGTTAGCAGCGCGATAATAGATTGACCAGTCACGTTAGAGACTGCGTCTTTACGACTTTCATACTCATCATACGAGATTTCTTCGTACGGCATCAATGGGTACGCAGTTGTAAACTTGGGCAGAAATGAGACACCAATATAATCATCCCATCTGTTCAAGAGCAACTCAATAATTTCTTTTACCTCTGATGGATCGAAGGTAATTGTAATTGACGTGTTATGATCACTCCAGTAGTTCTGCAAGATAAAGTAGCGGCGAAGTTGTTCGACTGCTGACTCGCTTGATGAAGGCTTCGGTGCTGAGGTTTTAATTGGAAACTCAACTACCCATGTATGAGCCTCTTTAAGTTTTGCTTCCTTATCTGCTACAGAAAGCCCATCATACACATCCGGTAAACACGTCGTAGCCTCTGGATAAATTGGATAACCAGCTGACTTCATTGCCATAGCAAGTGGATCTTGACTTGAGATACGAACACGGCGTACATAGTACGGAGCGTATGACGCGTGAGCACCAGAAGATACAGTAGGAAGCTGGGCCAGCGTTCCTGACGGTTTCACACAGGTAACCAATAGCGGAACTGGAATGCGTAACGCATCTGCATAGGCGCGTGCCGAAATTATAGCCATGTCACGTAACTGAAAAAGCACTGCTGCCAATGTGTAATAGCTAATTCCGTCATTGACTACAACGCGTACAGGATCTTGTTCTGCGTTAGTAGTACTAACACGTAGTGCGTCCATAGCCTCTACATATCCAGTCATAGATACGCCAGTTAAGCGATCGCGAGCCTGAACTTTATTCCAATGCGGAAGTTCAAGCTCCAGCGTGGCCATACGGACTCCAATTCGCGTGGCAAGGTGTACCGCACATTTAAGCCCATCTAAGTCAAGCCACGGACGTTCTGTACCGGCACCGTGAACGAACGCACGTACATTGACTTCTGAGAGATTACATACGCCGTTATCTGCAAGAAGAATCTCAGCACAGGGATTTGTCCCCGCGTAATAAGGGCGTCGGTAGGCTGCGGCCTCGGCATTAATAAAACCGGGCTCGCCGTTATTTACGATGCGCTCGAAAATATTTTTTAGCTGCCGCTCAGTTGGCTTTTGTCGGAAAAATACTGAGTTGTTGCTCATAGAACGAAACCGCTTTGACTCCTTGGCCGGATCGGTCCACAGATCTTTCTTTGCATTCAAAATATCGATGTCGTTAATGTCAAACAAAGTGATTTCACTAGAACGACGAACACCGCCAACTACAACAGCCTCGCCAATAAGATTCATTATATCCATTGCTTCTATGGTTGTAATATTAGAGTACTCAGCAGCATTGTAGTGACTCAGTGTCTCAACAATCTTTGAATACATGTTCATTAGTGCGTGCGGCCCAGATGCACGACCGCCAAACGTTTTGAGCTGTTCACCTGCTGGACGCACGTAATTATAGTTTATTGTAAGTGTGTGAATGCCGTCAGTATAACAATGCAATAACCACTTAAGGCCGTCTACCCATCCTTCTTTAGAGTCACCGATGCATAGCATGGCCTCTGTTTTAGAAATCCGATAAAATTCTGTAAGATCGCTTCGATCTGCGGCAGCTACAGGTGCATACTCTTGATGAGTTACTTGTACATTGCGAACAATTTTAGGTAGTTGAGCGACATCCGAAGGAAGCACTCGAAAGCCAACACCTGTTCCAAGCATCATGAGATAAAAAGCATCATAAAATGCTTGAAAATCATCTACAATCATAAACGAACAGTTAAAGTTAGACAGCGGATATTTCTTTGCTGCCTCTGTTCCACCAGTCCATAAAGTACGTCCTGCGGGAAATACTTTTAAATTAAACATGTAGTCAAACAGTGACTCTGCTTCTTCGTTATATTTCCAACGATCCGAACTTGACAAAGAGGTATCCAGAGACATGCTGTACTCAACAACGCGTTTGACAGTTTCCTTCCACGTCTCTCTACGTTTCAGTTCGGGAATGAAACGACTGTACGTACGAAGGTATACAAACTGACCCAGCAGACTTGGCCACTCTGGGTTGTCAGGATATTGACTCAAAAAATAAGAACTAAGCGGCATCTTATACTCCTAAAGTAAAATTAATTGTGGGGTCAGTGAACGAAAAATTCTTCATAGCGGACTGTACTTGTCGTTTATTATGAACAAATGCAAGTTGAGCAATCATAAAGTTTCGTAGCTTGTTCAGAAACAATTGAGGCTCTTCTCCACTATATGGAATCAAAATCTCATGAAATTCGAGATTGTCTTCCGCCGGATGTTTAATAGCGTAGCGAACGTAGAATGACCCATCTTCCTGTTCTCGGTACTCTACTACAGTATAACGAAGCGGCGTACTCAACGATTGTCTCCGCTACCTTGAATTGTGTTATTAGCCACGCGTGCTTCAAGCTTAGCAGTATTGCGCTCAATAACTTCATCTAATGTGTATCCAAGATCATCGATAAGACAAGTGACATACCAAAGTACATCTCCAAGCTCATCAATAATCTTACTTGCTTGCTCAACGTCAAGTTGACCAGCGGCATCCCTCAGTACTTTTTTGACCTTTCCTGCTACTTCTCCAGCTTCGGATGCTAATCCTAAAGCGGGATAAATTACTGCATAATCGCGACTATAGCGCTTTGTAGACACCACAAAATCTTGATAGCTCATACGGCTTCCCCCTAAAAATTGAAAAAAAAAATCGCCAACTTACTAATAGTAATAATATTAATAAGTTAGTTATTATAATACCATATATATGATTAATAAACAAATTAATTAATAAATATGATAGAATATTTAATATGGCTTATCATCCTCATGACAGCCTTCACACCAATATGTAATGACATGACAACTGTACTTCCAAGAATCACTTTTGTACTCACCGCTGGGCATTGACTGCATATCCTCGATATGAGTCCATTCGCCGCCACATTCTTGGCACAATAATTTCAATGTATCATCATCATGATAACTGATGGGTGAATGGGGTCTTGCAATACGATTCCACACCTTTGGCTTAATTGCTGTTATCATTCGATTCCATCCATACGGCTCAGCGGTGCCCATGTCACGAATATACTCTTGCTCAAGGCGTAGCGCATGATCCTTCGTCGTCACTTCCTCCAGCACCGTCATTGTCATGCGATGACCATCACGTCGCAGTACATTGTAGACAGCGCTGTTGGGGTCGTTGTAGTGCTGGCGCCATCGAATACGCAATTCATCACCAGTGATGCCAATGTACTTCATACCCGTGTCCAAATGTTCAATGCAATATACTTTGTACGTCATCCTTGCACCTCGTCCTTCATATACCGCTTCGTCGCCTTGGCCAAAATGTCCACGATGATTGTGTTGCGGCTTTGCTTTTTCTTGTCTGCCAGTGCGCCGACAATGCGCAGCATCGGCAGCGGTATGCGCACATGCACCGACTGAATCGGCGGCGTCGGTGGTGCGTCTTTTCGTCGTCGTCCCATGGTCTATCCTCTCTATGTTTGGTTTAATCCTACTGAATCGGCCACAAATTGCCTGAAAAGTTCGATGCTTGGCTCGACTCTTATGTCATACCACGGTGAGTAGTGGTATCCATATGGGTAGGCATCTGCCTCCCATCGCCAGCGCTCACCAACACGACGCACATAAAACATGGTGTCAAAAATGCAGTATATATCGCTCATACTCTCCTCCTCTATGTCTGGACTATCATTATACCACATTGTCAAGCCAACGAATACCCACAGCGTCTAGCCAGTCTAGTCAATTAAATTTTTTTTAAATCTTATTTTTTATTTCCCCAACAAAATTATAATATATGATGTCAAGCTTTTTTATTAGAATTGCATTAGAATTAGATGAGTATTTTTTATATAATTACTAATTAATGTGGATAACATGTGGATAACTTTATGTTAATGTGGATAACTTGTGGATTAATTAAAAAATATGTGGTAAAATACTAGTAGGTGTATATGCACTTAATTTCTGGTCAGGTGAGGCGAATGAGATACGTACAGTGTTTATTTTGTGATGAGCGTAAGCAGCGCAGTGATTTTTTATGTAAGTCCTGCCGCATATTATATGGGCCCTATGAAAAAGAAGCGTGGTTTTCTGAATTTGTACAAATGGAGAGAAAACAACGCAGGATAACTAAGCAGGAATCAACTAATTTTGAAGTAGATTTTTTACCTAAAGAACCAAGACCCCAATGGGGCTCATCCAAGTCAAGAGGCCGCCCAAGAACTACCGATTTAGTTGAATCGTATATTAGATCTATATATCAAGATAGTTTCTCAATTCGAAAAATTACAAGTTTATGTCAGGAGTCAGGTTTAGTTGTTTCGCGAGAAAGTGTACGTACTATTCTCAATAAGATTAAAAGTGACAAATAAAAAAATTCATTATTAGGGGGGACTTTATGCCGATAAATATTCCATCAACTGTTAATGTCACCGTTGGTACTGTTGAGCTGCAGGAGAATGCAGAAACGGTGCATTATCAACAATTTGTGTTAACTTCTCCGGAAGGAATTCCGCTTGGAAATAATTCTAATTTAATTCCGATTGCCGTTGCAGTTTCTGGAAACTACGTTTCTAACTTAAATGCTGCTTCGACTGTATTTCCAGTAGGTGGTGTGTACTACGAAGAGTCAATAGATAATTCGTTTACTGAGCTTCAGGATACTGAGTTATCTGTAGCTCGCCTGACTGTTCGCGGTGGAATTAAAACTGCCGGTGACGGTAGAGTGAACGAGCTTATTGGGGGATCCTCTTCAGGTTACGATGACGTTCTTGTAATTTCTGGAGTTTACTCATCCGTTGGTTTAAACGTACTTAATACAAATGGCGAGTTTTTTCAATTAACCAACACAAGTGCTAGACATTTTTACATACCGATGATCCGTAGTGGATGGAGGACATTAAGTTTTAGTTTTATTGCACCCGTGTCTGGTTTGATTTCAATTTACACTGATATGGGTTCTAAGACTCGAGATATTCTTGCGGGTACTTTCAGTACTAATGCTGACGTTCGTTATGGAGTGGTTGCGGCCACAATAACTGCTTCCGGTTCATTAATTGGTATACCTGCTTTAGCTTATCCAGTAAACGCTTTTATTATAACCTTTGAGCCTGCAGAAACAGATGCCGGAACGTACGAACTTCATATAACAAGAGGTGCCTAATGAGTGATCCAATAGATGATTCACTGAGTGATAGACAGCAGGATTTAATAACTGATTTAATTGAGTTAACAGATAAGTTTGGTAAATTTGGGCCCGGTATAGATAGTGAAGGATCTCACTACACACCGGCTGAAAACAATCCATTTAAATCGGAAGGTCTAATCTGTGCTAACTGTGCTTTTTTTAGTTACGATAGTAAGTCTTGTTCGATTGTAGAGGGTCAAATCGAGCCTGAAGCAATTTGTAAATTCTGGGTAATTGAGAATGAGTATTTAGGAGAATCCCCAGAGGAAGAAGAAGAGCCAGAGTCAGAAGAAGACATGGCAATGGCTGCACGCTATAGTAACATTGATTTTTCTCCACCGGCTGGTGTAAAGGCGGCCGCAAAACGTGGTTTAGTCTTACATGAAAAAGGCTTAAGTGGGGATGGTTTGGAGTCAGCCACTGTGCTATGGGCTCGAAAATATACTCAAGGTAAACCTGTAAGTCCGGAGCGTGCCCGAATGGGTAATCGGTTTTATGGGAGAAATGCGCGATTCGCTAATGCGCCCAAAGACTCACCCGCGTGGGTTTCTTGGTTGCTTTGGGGAGGAAGTGCTGGAAGAAGTTGGTTTTCTAAGCTGGTGAAGCAAATGGATGCCGCTGACAAAAAAAGTTCAGCATCTGTGAATGGTGCAATTTATCTTACTGAAGATAAACTACTGAACCCATTTCTTAAAGAAATCTTTTTGATTCTTACTGATTTTGAGCCCAATGCCAACGGAGAAGGAATTCCTCGGGCAGAGGCTGAAAATATTATAAAAACTTCTAAGTTGACTCCAATTAAAATTTCGTCAGATGGCGATTCTTATGGAGGTCACGCAGGAGCGCACCCTATTGGCGCAATTGTTGACTCTTTTCTTGATACGCATAATGGAAAAGATGTTATTAAGTCACGCGCTTTTATATGGAAAGACGAGTACCCTGCGATATATGACCTTGTAAAAAGTCAGGCATCTGATGGTGGTTTTATTGGTACGTCTTGGGAAGTCTATTATACTCATTCTGAGGAGGATAGTGGCGTACGATGGTTGCGGAATGTAACCTTTGCTGGTACATGTATTGTTGATACTCCAGCTTATGGAAACAGAACGCCGTTACTAAGCGTTGCCGAAAAAACGTCTATGGAGCTTAAAGAATTACAAGATAGAGTAGAGGAGTTAAATGCTCTTGTTACTCAAAAGGAGGGAGTCATTGATCAACTTCAAAGTCAGATCACGCAATACCAAGAAGCAGAGCGGCAAGCGCAAGCCGAGAAGCGGAAGAATGTATTAATGCAGCAGCTTAGTACAGTCTTTTCTGAATCGGAACTTGCGGAGAGACTTGAGTTTTATCTAGCTATGGATGACTCCGTATTCCAAAAAGTGTTTTTGGATATGACTAAGAATAGTAAAACCGTATCGGAAAAGAAAGATTCAATTCCGGTTCCAGAGCCCACTGCTAATACTGAGTTTGACACTCGCGATCCTAAGAAATTAGCAGGAGAGCTTAAAAAAATCTTGAGAGGTGAAATTTAATGGCTGTTATTGTATCAACTCAATTCAGCGCTCAGGGTGTTGCAGCCGCCACCATTATGGAAGGCCGCGCTGTTACCTTGACCGCCTCGGGTGTGAGAGAAGATCTTCCTAGTGTAACGTATGCTTCTGCAAATCAGCAGCACGGCGTGTACATTGCGTTCTTCCCGCCCGACAACTTTCCTCGTCCGACCTATGAGGACTGGTATAGCGTTCCATCGACTCGTGTATACGACTTGAATGATGCTTCGCTTTACGGCGATCCTACTTTCTACAAAAAGCAGTACCTAGTGCCGCGCAGTATGTGGGCCGAGCCCCTTGTGTATAGTGGCGAGCTTGTTGCGTTGCATAACGGACGAATTGGCTTAACTGTAAATTGTTTTGTAGATGATGCTAATATTCGCGTACCCGGTAACATGATCGCTGTTGGTACGTCTGGGAAGTTGGTCTACACTAATAACAACACACACGCAATTGGTATAGTCGAGCGGTATGCACCTGATACCGGCGTTCTGTACATCAGCATGGGAGTATAACGAATGAATAAAGATGCTTTGTTAAAGTCTGTTGCTGAAGTAGCTAAGACTGCAGGTACTTCTCAATTAGGTAGGTCAGCGTTTGCTGAATTGTTGGTTCAACTTGTTGAGCCAAATCATTTGAGCTTAGACCTGTTTTCAACTTTTATGCCTGCAAGACAGGCTGATATGAACACGGTACCAATTAAGCGTGTTCGTCGTGGTAAGTATAACATTCAGTCAATGGTGCCCGGTACGGCTCACCTTGTGTCGCAGCCAACTACGGTACATGATTATCACAGCTACGTATTTGACCGTCTTATCGGCGGTGTGCGTGAGAGTTTGTGGAATGTTCAGAACGGTGCTGTACAGACTGTAGATCAGATGCGTCAGCAGCTTCAGTTTGATCTTACTGATAATCTTGTTACACGCGTGTTTAATTTATTGACTTCAACTTGGAATTCAACTGACACGCCAAGCCATTATGCTCAGACTGCTGCGGTTACTGCTGCAACTCTGGACACGATGATCGAGAATGTGCTCTATACGGCTGGTACAGTAAAAGCCATTATCGG